TGTCCATTGCCGCCTGGACCTCGGGCGGAACCACTGTGCCCTGCGCACTCGGGGCATCCGGCGGCGCGTTCATGTCGTTGAACGCTTGGTGCATGTCCGCGATATGATGCACCGAGGCATGCCGCCGTTCGGCCGCCAGCGCGAAGTCGGCCGCCGCCTTGGCCTGCTTGCCGGTGATCTCGGCCTGGGCGTGCTGCTCGGCCATCTGTCCGGCCTTCTGCTGCGTCTGCGCCTGTGCCTGCTCGTGCGCCTTCATGCGCTCCAGCAGCTTGTCCTTGTCGTGCAGGCTGGAGGCCGCAATCAGCACATCCGCCGGGATCAGCCCCGGTTGCGTGGACGCCAGTTGCAACAGCACCTGGAACTGCTCATTCTGGAGGCTCGGCACGTCGAGCCCGGCGGCGATGGTCACGTCGATGTCCATGCCGGATATGTCGTTCTCGATGCCGACCACCATTTGCAGACGGGGATCGCCTGGCACGATCTGAAGCTGCTGCATGGCCTGCGCGCGAAGCTGCTCGGGCATATCCGCCAGCTTGTCTTGCAATGTCACCGGCTGGTTGATGCCGACGTATTTCGTGTTGCCCAGGTCGTCTGTCACCCGCACCCATCGGCCCGCGGTCCAGTATTGCCGGGCGGCCATCCAGCAGATTTCATAGACGGTCTGCATCCACTGCCGCAGCCCGTCGGCGATCGGCTCGTTGGCCGCGGCCCCGCCCGCCTGCTGTGCCAATATGGCCCGCCCCGACAGCTCCCGGTCATCGGTCCCCGACATCGACGCATTCGGCCCGGTGGCCTGCATTTCGCCGGTCGCATGCTGGAGAAGGTGCATCTGCCCGGTGGCCATCTCGCCGCCGTGATGCACCTCGAAGCGCATATTCGGCGTGACCTCGATGGCGCCATCCGGCTTGGCGACCTCGCGGCGGGCCTTGTCGATGTCCTGCACCGCGCCCTTCTCGGTAATTATCTGCGCCACCGACAACAGATGCAGGGCCTTGCTGCGACGTTTGTTGATTTCGTCCTGCAACGAGATCATATCCCTCACCATGCCGTAGCGGTTGTTCTCGCGGTCCACATGCGCGGACTGCATGACGAGGCCGCAGGCCGATTTGTTCTTATGGTCGAGGAATGGCGACTTCATCGGCTCGGCGAGGAAGCCGCTGCGGGTGTAGGTGGCGCTCCACCAGATGCCGCCCTCGTCCCAGTGGCATTGGACGACGCGAACGCGGGAGCGGGTGCTGTCGGTCCACAGCACGTGGCCGGGCCGGTCGTCGTAGCTGCCGTCGTGGGTGGCGAAACTGTCGGTAATGACGTCCTCGGCATCCGGCCACATTTCGTTCGCCTGGTCGCGATCGAGCCAGATCACCAGCCCCTTGTATCGCGCGTCACTGAAGTCTTGCAGGCGGCTGTGCACGTCCCACCACAGCCGGTCCCACGGAACCGCCGTGATGGTGATCTCCGCGCCGCCCTTGCCGTCGTCCTCCAGGCCGATCTCGCAGCCGCCGGCGCCTTCGACCAGCATGTTCTCGTAGACGGCGCTGCGGACGACGTTGAGCTTGTTCTGATCGGCGATGTATCTGAGCACCTGGGTCGCGGCGTAAGCCTTGTCCTCGTCGGCGGGGTTGCGGGCGTATGCCTTGGGATCGGTGCGGGATTTGCGCTCGATGCCGCACATGAGATCGACCTTGCGGCTGCAATAGTTGATGGTGATCGGCGGCTGGTGGCGATCGGCGAGCGCCTTCAGTTCAGCCTGGGTCCATTGAATGCCGGTGACGTAATCGCGGTCGCGGTTGGATCGATCGCGGGCGTCGGTGCCGGTGTTCTCCGACTCCTCGAACCAGCGCACGAGGCGGGCGTGTGCCTCGTCGATGTCGCGGGTGTAGCCCTCGCTGGCGGGTCCGCCCTTGGGTGCCGTGGCCTCGGCGGCCTCCGGTGCGGTTGGCGGGCTGGCGTAGAGCGCGCGGGGCACGGTCATGACACCTGTTTCCGTTTCAGCCGGCTCAATTTGCGATGATCTCGCATGATTTGTTTCACGGTCAGTTTCTTGCCGACGTGAGGCGCCAGGATGATGGCAACGACGGCGTTGATCTGCTCTGGCGTCGCTTGCTTCACGTCGTCACAGCCAAACATCTCCTTCAGCATGAGGGAGGCACGTTCAAGAGTTGCGTTGTAAGCGGCGAGCATGAATTCGTCGTCGTCGGCGCGGGGCACGGTCATGGGTTGTCATCCTCTGTCACCGGCACGACCGGCTTGCTCAGTCGGCGCGCCGCGTCCATGGCGTCGGCCAACAGCGAGCGGAGCCATTCGCGCTCGACGGTGATGCCGTTGGCTGCGGCGCTTTCCATTGCGGCGTCGAGCCATTTGTCCAGATCGGCACCGACGATCCGCATGAACTCGGCGCCGCTCAGGCCCGCATAGGTTGCTTTCGTCATGCGACCCTCCATCCGTCCGGGGCTGCCTCGTTGGCGCGCTCGAACGCGGCGTCCCAGCTATCGCGCACCGGCGGTTTCACGGCATCCTTGATCCACGGCCGCGACATCATGCCATATCTTGCACAATCGCAACAATGGTCCTCGGCATCGGTATCGATATCCTCGGGCCGCGCATCGTCGTGCTGCATGGCTGGTAACGTCCGGATGAGATCGCGGGCGGTGCTGAAGAACAGCGCCATGGGCTTGCCGTCGTCATCGCCGACGAGGCGTGAGCGGAGCTGATCCCAGCCGCCCATCGCGCCGCGGGATGGCACGCGCTTGTTGTCCGCCGGGCGGAACATCACGCCTTGCGTCATCATGCGCTGGGCAATGCTCGGGCCGCCGTCCTCGGCGAAGATGGCCGGATCAGCCACGCCCATCATCGGCTGCGGGTCGTCGGCCTCGCGTGCGGCGATGCCTTGCGCGACTGCTTCCGCCGTCAGCTTCAACCCGACATTGGGTTCGCCCGGCCGCATGCCATACCACTCGCGATAGAGCACCAGGGCGCCGCGGGCGATGTCGGGCATGGTGCCGTCGCTGACCGCCCACCAGTGGCAGCAGAAGGGCCGTGCTGATCCCCAGTCGAACGAGCGGAACCGCGCCCAGTGCTCGGGGATGGGCCGGGGCGCGATGACGTGGCGCTCCATGGAGAACTCGGGGAAGAACGCGCCGGACACCACGGTCCAGTCGCCTTCGAGCCAGGCGCGCACTAGCTCGGGCGAACCGGACGCCTTGAGCCGCTGCACGTAGTCGGGGCCGAGATAGGCATTGTCCGTCACCCGGCTGGGGATATAGATCCGATCCAGGCCGGTGCGCGCATCGATGATCTCGCGCCAGCCCAGCGGCGCTGGGTCGATGTAGCGGGCTTTGACCCAGCCATGGCCGGGGCCGCCAGGATTGCCGGTGAGGCGCAGTCCGACCGGGACGCCAGCGCCGGAGCGCAGCGTTGCCATGAGTTTGAGCACTGGCCTGGACGAGGGAAAGTTGCCGATTTCCTCGACGTAGATGCGGGTGTAATTGTGCCCTTGGTATTGGTCGGCATCGGGATCGCGTTCGAGGTAGGCGAAGGTCAGCCGCGCACCGTTGGGCATGGTAATTCGCAATGGCGTGAAGGTGCTGGTGGCGCCGATCTGGCTGAATACGCCGCGCGCCTGTTCAAACAAATCGAGCAGTTCGATGCGAGTGCGCCGGATCATTAGCCCGACTGCATCTTGTCCGTATTGGTCCGAGTGCAGCGCCCAGTCGCCGATAACTCCCCACGACTTACCGCCGCCGCGTGCGCCCCCGAAGAACACCTCGAAATTCTGGCACTGGACGAACGCGGCCTGCGGGCCTGGCTGCGGCCTCCAGACGGTTTTGGTCGTGCGTTCGTCTGCCAGCATGGGTCAGCCCTTCACCGGCTCGGTCTCGATCATTGGTGGCGCATATCGTCGGCGCCATTCCTCCTTGCTTTCGATGGCGGGCGGCATTTCGATAACGTAGCGCAGCGTCAGCGGGTTGTCGGGGTCGCTGCTGAGTGGCTGGGCGGGCTTGCCGTAGCCGCGTTCGAGGAGTGCTGTGACGGCGGCGAGGCGGATGCGTTCATCGGAGCTGGCGAGGAGTTCGACGGCGATTTCGATGCATTTCGGGCCGTGGACGCGGGCGAGCGCGGCGATATCGACGGGCGCCTTGGGCCGTCCTTTCGGGTTGCCGGACTGTCCTGGCATGAAACCGCGGCCGGTTGCGCCACCCAGACGGCGCGGAGTTGCAGGCGAGTTGCTAGCAACGTCACTCATGCCTGCGTCCTCACTGACATGCCCCGTACAGGCCCACAAATGCCCGTACAGGCCGGTCTGGGGGTTTTCTGGGTGTGCGGCAGGCTGACGAGGTTCTGGCTCATGGGGCGTGGTCTGGCTGTTGAGTGGGGCTATGCGCCTGATGTGTGCTGGATCGCAAGCGAGATATCCACAGGGTGCGGTCGGGCGCGGCCCAGGATCGGATTAGCCATGGGTTCCGGCCCGAAGGGAGTTCCCGGCGTAACCGGTGTAACCGATGAAACCGGTGAAACCGCTTTTTTCGTACTAAACCCCCACAAAGGGGGTTCCAGTACCCTTCTTTCGCTTTGGGGGTTATATACATACACGGGTTACATGGGTTACACAGGTTACATACAGATAGGAGCTGGATGTTTTGTGTAACCGGTGTCACGGCTCACCGGTTACACCAGCGGTTACACCCCTTCTCCACGCCCTGGAGATGTTGGTGCCATCTCTGACGATCATTCGTGTCCAGCCACCACGTCTGAGGATTTTGCCCACCCTTCGCTGTTCCCCCATTCCCTGCCGCTCAAGGGGGATGTGCAGCGCCTCGGTCATGATTTCGGCCATGGACACCGATTCACGGAACTCCACGAACCTGCGGACTGGATCGTCCCAGACATCGGTTTCGAGCCGTTCGGCTTGCTGGCGGGTGGCCTCGGCGAGGATGGTGGGGTCATCGAGCCAGATGGTTTCCCGTCCCGCCTCACGGGCGGCGGCTTCGGCCCAGAGCTGGTCGCGGTTGACGCGCATCCATTCCACGTCGGCCCATTTGGCGGCGAGAACCCAGGTTCGGCGGTTGCCGGTTTCGTCGCGGAGGTAGTCATCGCGGTTGGTCGTGCCGACGATGACGCATTGGCGTGGGTAGGAGATGTCGGCCCGTCCGTATGGCGGGCGGTAGATATCGACCTGGCGGGTGACGAATGCCTTGAACGTCTCCACGTCGTTGCGGACGATCTGGTCGATTTCCGCCAGTTCAATGCCCCAGCGTCCGCGCAGGCCGATGGCGGCATCTTTGCCGGCGAGGTTGTGGGCGAGGCTGTCCGAGAACCACGGGTCTGTGAATAACTCCCTGACCACGCTGGACTTTCCGAGGTTCTGGGGCCCCTCGATAACGAGCATGTTGTCCATTTTGCAGCCTGGGGAGCGGATGCGGCGAGCGGCTCCGATGAGGAACTTGGCGCCGATGGCGCGGTGATAGGGATCGTCGGGGGCGCCGAACACGGTGGTCAGCCAGCGATCCAACCGCTTGACGCCATCCCAGACCTGGGCGCCGAGCCAGTCGGCGACCGGGTGGAAACGGTCGAGGGCGGCCGCAGCGCCGATGGCGGAGTGGAGGCTTTCGACGTTGGTTCGGGGTATCCAGGCACGCTGGATGTAGGCGTGGAGCAGGGAGAAATCCGCTGGCCCGATCTCGCGCGGATATCCGGCTGGCATGGGCGGCGCCTCGTCATCGGGCAGCGGGACGGCGCGCATGAGCATGGTCGCGCACGAGAATTCATCGAGTTGGATCATGCCGTGCAGTTCGGGGTCGAAGCGGAGGATGGCGATGAGGTTGGCGACGGTGGCGAGGATGGTGCCCTTATCGTTCTTGGCCAGGCTATCGCGCAGCTTGGCGGTGGCGTGAATGGCGGCGAGGTCCACGACATTGCTCATGACAGGGCGGCCGCGAAGGCACTGCCGATCGTGGCCTTGATTTCTGGGTCGGCGAGTCCGGCCTGGCGTGCGGCGTTCCAAAGTTCGCCCCGCATGTCCTCCCGCCCTGCCAGTCCTTCGCGGACGAGCAGCGCCAGGATGAATGCCTCGCGGTTTAGGGTGTCATTGCGCTGGCCTTCCCCAGCGCGCGCGACGCGATCGAGCGATCGGACCACGCAGCCCATGACCCGATCGGCGAGGCGCCCGGTTCCCCGGACGATCTGCTCAACGGGTGGCAGCGCGCGCGATTGTCGGATGACCGACAGCAGCCATGCGGGTGCCGTGGCCACAGGGCCGCCACAGATGACCGTATAACCGGGCGACGGCGGCACGATGACATATCCGCCGGCGCCGCGCACATCGACTCCAGGGGCGATCTTCGAGGCACTGTTGCGTATGGCGCCCTCGGTGGGGTAGCGCAGGAAGACATGCCGCCCTCCCGATCCGGTGCGATGGGTACGGGTCGGCGGAAGTGCATCCTGGTTTTCAGCGAGCCATTCCATGCCGCGTGCGGCGGCCTTGACGTCCACATCCACGACGAACATACCGGATGCGGGCCCGGTGGGAACGCCGACCATGACAGCAGAGTCCCCGGAGAAGAGCCGGCGTATGACCGCCGGGTCGGAACTCGCCGCCTTAAATCCGCCAGCGACTACGGGGCGTTTGCGTGCATCGCACGGGAATACCGGCACATTGAGGCGGCATGCCATTTCGGCGAGCGACACCCCGCGCCCTCGCTAAGCCGCGTCGGCACTGGTGGCGCCCGGATGCTCGCTCTCGATGGCCTCGATGACACCCTCGGAGAAATCGTCGGCCGCTTCCCTGGTCATCCAGGCGATGATGGGGATGTATTTGATTTTCCCCTTGTCATCTCGCTGTGCCGTGCCGTCCTTGTCGAGCGCCGGCTTGCTCGGGAGTTGTGCCCAGCGCCGCCCATGCGCGCAATGAACGGCGATGTCGGAAATCTTCAGGGACTTGCCAAGCCGGACTGTGGCGAAGCCCCGCAGCGAGTTGCGGGAGAAAGACTTCCATTCAAGTAACGATATTGGCATGGGCATGATATACTTCCTTCAGGATCACGAAACATCTGAATTAGCGGTTACCACCCCTTCCCGCGCTGCCAGATCCGCGCCGTCTCATCGGCCCGCGCCCGTCCGAAGCCGACATACGCGACTTCGCAATGCGCCAGGCAGTAGGGTCGATCCGGCATGGCGGGCTCGCCGCAGAACAGGAAGCTGCGGCGCGGTCCGGTGGGCCACTGACAGACGTGTGGAGGGGGCAACGGCGTGCCGAGTGCCGGTGTGCCGATCGCACGGGGCGACGGCGTGAACGGAAACTTGGGAGCAACTCGTCGAGGCGCGGGAGCAGGCGGCTTGCTGGCGCGTTGCGTGCGCAATGTCTCGGCGAGCGCGTCCACCAGCTTGGCCTTGGCGGCTTTGTTCCTGGCCCGTGTCTCAGCAGCGACCTTCGGGCCGCCCTTGATCGGGCTGGATCGCGGCTTCAACTCCAGGCGGTGCACCCGTCCAATGACGCTGTTCTTGCTGCAGCCGAGGCGCTCGGCGATGGCGGTGCTGGGAACTCCGGCGACCCATAGCTTCCGCAACTGTGCGTCCACCGCAGGCGTCCAGAAAGACGTGGTGTGGGTGCCGGGAAGACGGGGGCCACGGTTCATGCCATTATCCGTCCGCGCAAAGGCACCCCAGCCGCCTTCACCACCCGCAAAGCATCGCCCGCGTTGTGCACCACCGCGACCGGGAACCCAGTTGCTTCGAGGCGCGGATGCAACTCACGTTGCGGCTCCGATAGCCGCCAGCCGCGCTCCCGCTTGAGTTCCATCAGTACCACACGGCCCTGCCAAAATACGCCGAGATCTGGCCAGCCCGCCAGGCAGCCTCGCTCCTTCTTCTGGAAGCCCTCGACCTTCGATTTCGCGTTGGCAAGATCCCAGGCATTGACCACTGCATCGCTCGGCAATAGGCGCCGCAGAGCCCTGATCACGTCCACCTGGACCTGGTGCTCAGGTGTTACCTCAGTCGTGAGGCGGAACGGGCGGGTCACGGGGCGTTTATTCGGAGGTGTCCAGCTTCCCGGCCAGCCACTCGACTGCCTCGACGAAGCTCAGCCCCCGATCCAGCATCAGCACAGACACGGCGTCCTCGCCCAAGTCGCTCAGCGCCTCATGGGCCTCGTGCGCCGGCTGCTGCCAGCACGGCTCGCAATACAGCCAATGGCCGGGAACGGCTGCGCGCTCGCCGCAGAGAATGCAGGGTTCGGTCATTCGCCCGGCGTCCTGAGAATGCCGGTTTCGGTGACGCAATTTCCCCAGATCAGATCGCGCGCCTTCCGGCCCAGCCGCAACTGCTCCAGCGACCACGCCGCGAAGATCTCGACCTCGCGCGCCTTGCAAGCCTCCTTGACGTGTGCCCGACGCAGGTTCTCCGTCGCCCGGTTGCGCTCCTCCACCTTGTATTCAAGCGTCGCGAGGTGATGCGCCACCACCCGGTTTTTCGGCCCCAGCACCAGCCGGAACGGATCGTAATCGACCAGCCGACCCTCGCCGAACAGGTTCAACTGCAATGGGGAATGGTCCGAATCATCGTCGTCTTCCTCATCGCCACGCAGCAACTGCAAATCCTGCTTGGCCTGGCGGATCTGCATGACCCGTGTATCGATGGCGACCTGGTCGGCCATCTTCTCGGCGACCTCGTCCATGTCATAGGAATTGTCCTCGGCAGGCTTAAGCCCGACAATGGCGAGGTCGTAGCGAGCCTGGGCGCGGGCACGCATTTTCGCCCGAATTGTTGTCATTGCGACGCCTCCTTTGCCATTGCCTGAAGTGCGCCGATCGCCTCGGCGATTGCTATGAGGTTTAGGTCGTCCAGCATCGCAAAGCCGGCCACGGCGACGCCCTTCTGGATCATCGCCAACTGCACCGGGATGTCGGCGAGACGCCGTACCGCCTGCCGCGCCGCATCGACCGCCTCCTCGTCGCGGCGCTGCCTGGTGCGTAATTCAGTCATGCCGACGTCCAGCGAGATGCGTTCGTCATCCACCAGATCGGCAATGTCCGGTGCCTTGGCGCGCAGCTCAGTCATCTTCGCGTCCATGGACTGGCCGGCGCGGCGCTCCTCCTCGACGGTGGCGAGCGCCTTGTCCAGGCTCGTGCGCTTGGACAGCACGTCCTCGGCGAGGGCGCGGGAATGTTTTAGGACAGAGCGCGCCTGTTCCAGTCTCTGTCTGCTAAAATCCCTAGTTTCTAGGACTTTTAGAGCCTCGTCCTTGTTGCCTCTGCCGCGCCTCGGCTCCGGATAGATCATGGCCAGGGCAACCGCTTGCTGACCCTTGGTCAGGTTCCTGCGGGCAAGGTTGGCCGAGACGATCACTGCCGCCGGATCGATGCCGTCATGCAGGTGTTCCCAGGTCGGCTCGACACCCGCGATCTCGCATGCCGCCAGCCGGTTGCGGCCATCAATCAGCACCCCTGTGTCGTCGATCATGATCGGGTGCAGCAGGCCATTAGCCTTGATGTCATCAGCAAGCTCGGCGAGTTCGTCGCTGGTCAGCATCGGAAACACTGCTGCCAGCGGATGCACCTCGGTCGGCCGCCACCCGACATCCCCGATACGCAGCGGGTTATTACGTGATGCGTTGATGCTCATGCCTTAGCCCCCTTCCCCACCGCGCTCACCGGCTGGGCCAGCCTCGGCCTCCGCAAGTCCTGCGCCTGCGCCACGAACCGCGCGCCAATGCCCTCGGGCAGGTTGTCCCAGGTCCAGAATGCCCAGGTGGTGGTTGGCCAAAGGCCGCTGCGATCCACGCGCGGCCACCAGCAGACGAAATGATGGCGGTGGCGCAGGATGTAGCGAGCAAGGCTCATTCACGCCTCCGCTTCAGCAGGTCCGCCACCTGATCCAGCATCCGCTCGGCATCGGTTATGTCCCGACAGGATTGCTGCCGCACGACGGCCCACACGCAGTCGAACTCGGCGGCGAGCCGGAGCAGCGCGTCGGCGCTGGGCGCGTTGTCCCCGGCCTTCCACTTCGCTGCCGCCTTCTCGGTCGTGCCCGCAGCCCGCGCGAGGATCTTGGCCGGGATGGCCTCAAGGATGTCCGCAAGCCGATGCTTTAGAGCCAACCGATTGGATTGATTTGGAACTGTTCGGGTAGACGAACCCCACGTCATGCTCTGCTCCATCACTTAGTTTCCGTGATGGAGGCGACAAACGACGAAGCCGACCACGGGCGGGAACCCGCGCCGGCTGGATATGCGAAGGGACGTACGGACTTTGCGCCGCGCCGCGGGAACGGCTCGGTGCATGAATATGGAGCGGTGTCGAGGGCCGAGCCGTTACCGGCCCGACCCCCGCTCCCTACCGTCGAAGCTGCAATACCACCGACGGAGTGAGAGATGGATGAGGATACACGCCGAGAACTGACCGCCATTGCCGGGGAGGCAATGTTCGCTGCGCATCTCGGAGCCACGCTTGCGACGCTCCTGATAGAGCGGGGCCTGCTGGGGCGCGACACGGTCACTGAAGCCCTCGATCAGGTAATGCTGGCCCTGGAGCGCCATGACCACCTGCAGCTGCAGAAGCAGGCCGCGATGGCCGATGCACGATCGCGTCTATTATCTCTGATTGGAGCGCTACCCGCCCCTCCAGGGAAGGCATGATCGGTGCGGATGGGGGCCGCGCTCGCCCATGCAAGATCACGTCGGCAATCTTTGATTGCACTGCTATCATCTCTTCCAGGGAAGGCATGACCGGTGCTGACAGGCGCTGAACCTTTTCTTCAAGATCATCGAGCGCGGCGGCGATGGCCCGCTCGAACGTCTCGCTGCGCACGAGCCCAGCCTCGCATGGCCGGTGACGCGCCGGGGCGCCGTCGATGAACCAGCGCAGCGCGGAGCCGACCAGGGCTCTCATGCGGCCTCGACCCGGGGCGCCACCACGTCCCGCAGGCGCATGTAGACGTCCATGCGCGGGTTGGTCTTGCCGCGCTTCCATCGGCTCCACGTAGACTGCGCGATGCCCGCACGACGGCAAACATCGCCGATTGGGATGCCTGCTTCCTTGGCGAGCCTTTCGATATCGGACGGGGTTAGAAGCTCATTCATGGCAGCATGATATGTGCATTATTGCACGCCATCAAGTGCATTCCTGCAACGCGACTAAGCCATTGGTCGCATGGCAAAATTCACGCATGGATGCAGAGCAGAAAGCCGCGCGAGCGTTGGTTCAGGCGATGCTTGACAAAACCCGGTTGAAGCCGACGCAGCTTGCGAGAAAGGCCGGCTTGTCGGCGTCAACCATTACGCGCTTCCTGTCACGGGATGATATCAAACACACACTATCTGCGCGGAGCCTCAACAGTCTGGCTGCTGTCAGCGATATGATCGTCGCTTTTGGGGGCAATAGCGGTACGCCTGAGCGCGTCGGCGATCCCATCGAGGATGAGCGCGAGCTGCGCTGGGTTCAGCTTTGGCGCGGCATGAGCGCCGAAACGCAAGACGCGGTTTATGCCTCGCTGAGTACGGTGTTCCCCACGTCCAAGGATGCGGCGTAATTTGATAACATCTCCCATGGGTGTTCTCCCCCCTTTTGATCCCGCATTCCTCCCGCGGGGACACACCGTCGGGCTGGCCCGGGTTTGCACCTGAAGGCCGAGCAGCAGCTACTCCCACCCTGCAGAGGCGCTGCGCATTGCTAAATCCTTTGCGCAAACTTTAACAATTCGCTTTGCCGTTCAAATTGAGTTGCTTGATGAGTCTGAATGAGTCACCAAGGACATGGTTCTGGTGACTCAAGCCCGAGGGGGACCTGCTTCGGCAGGCGCGTCGCCAGTCCGCCTTGGCGTGGGAGAATCCCATCGCTGGACGCCCCGGGGTGGAATCCGGGGCGTTTTGCGTTCTTCAAAGCGCATCAGGCAAGCCGTCTCTGGTCGCGAGGCACCGACTTCACACGCTCACGCCAGAGATCAAACTCCCGCTGCGCATGTGATTTGGCTTTCTGGACCAGATATTCGCGATACTCCGAGAACACCGCATGCCCTTGGAATTCAAGGAGTTCATCGAACTTCTGCGCTAGCTGGCGCATAGTCATCTGTTGTCCACGAATAGCCTTCGACTCAACAAACAGCAAAAACTGCTCACACAGAATGTGGAGTGAATAAAGTTCGTCTTCCATAAGGTAGTTCTTCCCAATCTCTGCATCTGACCGCTCAGGCACATCCCCTCTGATGGCGGTGAGCCCCATAGCTGGCTTTCTGTGATCTGCCCGTTCGAGTTTGATTTCCGCTGCCGTTTTGCCGGTCACCGCAAACAAGAACTTGTCCTGCAGCTTTGCGTAGAAGGATCGGACCACCGGGGAGTCTTTGTCATAGTCAACCGAGCCGAACGCAAAGACATCACGGACGCCTTGATAGACATTTTGTTCGCCAGCCCGGAGCGCCCGGACGCGGGCAGCCAACTCGCGAAGTGCGTGAGGATCATCACGAAGCCGCTGCTCATCAAGCGCGAAACCCTGCTCGATGAATGCCTTAAGCGTCCGCGTTGCCCACTGGCGAAATGCCGTCGCGCGCTTGGAACTGACGCGGTAGCCGACCGACAAGATGGCATCGAGGCTGTAGTGTAAGAGGCTATATTCCTTGCCATCTTTGCCACGTGCTCGGATTCTCCGAGCAACTGCGGTCTCATCGAGCTCGCCATCTCGGAATATATTTTTGAGGTGTTCGGTGACCGTGTTGGACGCAATGCCGAACGTGTCCGCAATCTGCTGCTGCGTAGCCCACACTGTCTCGTTTGACGGGTCTAACGTGAAGTCTGAGACGCACTCCGGCGTCTCATAGTGGACCAGCTGCAGCTCGCCTTGGGGAGAGCCGGGTGGCTTTGCCATACCAGCTTCACCCGACGCTGCTGCGTGGACCAGCAAACTTCTTTAGCCGATAGCGGTCCCCGTCGTACATTAGTACGCCATCTGCTTTCAGGCGGCTCAGGAGGCTCGACACGCTCGCCGCTTGTAGGGTGACACCTCGCTTCTCCTGCGCGGCAGCCACGCACTCGGCGGCGGAGAGGCCCGTCTCTGCGGCCTGGTCGTATAGGCCGAGGACAATCTCTTTGAGATCACCACGCCGGGCCTTGGTGGGTGCGGAGCTGGGGACAGGATCGCCGGTCATCACGCGGATGAGGTTTTCCACCTCATCCAGACGCGCACGCACGGCGGCGAATTCCGCTCGTAGTTGGTCACGTCGGTCCATAAGATGCTTCATGTTAGCCTGCTTCGTGGTCATGGATGCGCCTTCGGTTCTGGTTACAGCGCTGAGCCCGCCGGGGTTCGAACCCGGACTCCCGAGGGGGAGGGTGGTTGGAAGCCACCCGCGTCTGCCAATTCCGCCACAGGCTCTGCTTGTTACATCGCCAATAATTTGCCGATGAGTCAACGCAAAAATTTGCTAAGGTTTGTGTACCGAATACGGCAAGGAAGCCAGCTCGGCGCGGGCGGCGGGGAATAGGTCAGATCCCCCATCTCCCGCCCACCTTCCTTCGGAGCTGATCGCCGCAGTGCGGGCGGCGCTGGTGTGCATATTTTCTGCTCGGCGCCAACGAATGTGCAAAAATGCTATTGACGAATATGCATTAATGCACATACTCCCTCCATCGACCGCGGCATCTCGCCCCGGAGCGGAGCGCAAGCAGCGCCCGCAACCAGATGGAGACCACCCCGATGAACGCCTCCGACGCTTTCGCCATCGAGACCGCCCAAACCGCCCTCAAGGCTGCCCTCAAAGCCCTCGATATCGCCTACGGCGCCGTCGAAGACGTACGCATCGAAGAACTGCTCACCAGCCTCACCAGCGCCATCGAGGAAGGCAACGCCGACCTCGGCATCATCGCCGGACAGATCGAGGACGACCGCAACGCGGACGCCCCCCTGCACCCCTGGTTCCGCGCCTACGCGGCGGTCTGAACCATGCGCCATATCATCCACCACGAGGACGGCGACACCACCACACTGGTCGCCCCTCCCGCCGAGTGGCCTGCCATCGCCGCCTTCGCGCTGCGCTGCGCCGCCGCCGTCGCCCATGAGAACGTCCCCGACGCACGCTGGGCACTTAAGGTATTGGCCAAATACGGGCATCTCGTACCTCATGAGGCGGACGCCGTCGCCGCTTGCGATCGGCACGCGGCATGAGCCAGACCCTCCAGCCCGAGTGGCTCGCCCAGCTCCGCGAGCAGCTGATCGCCATCGAGCCGGACATGGCGACGGACGAGCTACTCCTGTTCGATGCTGTGGATGGACAGACGGATATTATTGACCAGCTCCGCGCCATACTCCGTTACGCCATCGAGGCCGATGTCTTCGCCGACGCCCTCGGCAACCACATGAAGGT